CCACCTATTTTAAAACCCACTGAAAAATACAATAATAAAAGAGAATTCAGGTGGGCAAAAGATGATGGAACAGGTATGAACTCAAGTTGGGGTGTTAGCACTGCTGGAAAAAGTGCTGGAGCAGGAAGGGCAGGGCAATCATTTACAATTCATTTTCTTCATGTTTCAGAATTGGCTTGGTGGAAAAACATTGAAAAAACTTTATCTGGACTATTAGATGCTTGTGTGCCTGATTCTTTTATAATTTTTGAATCAACAGCTAATGGTTATAATGCTTTTCAAAAAAGATGGGAAAAGGCAGAAACAGGCCAATCTGATTATGTTCCAATTTTTATTCCATGGTTTATCCAGACAGAATACACCAAAGAATTTGATAATGATATTGCTAAAGGTAAGTTTAAGCAAAATGTAAACAAAGCTCAAGAAGGGGTGTTTAAACACCTTAAAAGCTATATGGAGAATATTGAAGAAATGAACTGGAATAAGTTGTGGTGGTATTATAGGAAGTATGTTGATGATAAAAATGAAGATTTGTATGAAATGAAACAAGAATTTCCAACTGAACCCAATGAGGCATTCATAGCTTCAGGCAATCCAGTGTTTAATATACAGAAGGTTCAAAATAAAATTTTGGAAATAAAAGAGAACATCAAACCAATTAAGGCTTTAAATGCATATCCACAAATTAGAGATACAGACAGCATAAAAAGAAGGGTGAAATTTGAATATGTAGAAATGCCTATTGAAAAGAATAAAAAGGAATGGCCAAATGCTAATATTTTTGTTTTTGAAAAACCAAGTAGAAATTGTCCCATTTACATTATAGGGGCTGATGTTGCAGAAGGTGATGAAGGGAATGACTGGTCAAGTGCTTCTATTTTTAGAGGTGATAACTGGAAGCAAGTGGTTCAAATCCATGGTCATTGGGAAGCAGATGAATTTGGCTATCTATTATATGAATGGGGTGAAAAGTATAACTGGGCTTACATGATGGTTGAACATAATAACCATGGGCTCACTACAAACACAACAATCTTCAAGGAATTGAATTATCCAGAACAAAGATTTCACTTCAGATATCAGTCGGACAAAAAGAATGATAAACAAACTAGAAAAATGGGATGGTGGACTGGTCAAAACAAATTCTTGATGATAGATGAGTTGAGAACTGGTGCTGTCAATACCAATCAAATGGTAATTAAGGACTATAAGACTTTTGAAGAATGTATGACTTATGTTAGAGATGAAAAAGGAAGTTATAATGCTGAATCTGGACACCATGATGACAGAGTAATGGAAAAAGCTATTGCTTGGCAAGGCAGGAAGTATGCTACTGCTCAAATTGGTGAAGAGGATATACTTGATTGGGACAGCTGGGGCTAAATAAGGAGGTGTTGAAATGAGTGAAAGGGCTTGGAAATTCTTTGATAATGATAATGAATTATATGAGGATGATTATCTGAATGAAAAAGATCTGTTTGATAAAACAAAATTAATTTACAATCCAGTACCAAAAACAACTTTCACAATGAGTGCTCTCACTTTACAAGAGGATTTGAAAATTGAAAGTGATAAGGCTGATAAAATAAAAGAGATCTGGAATTTCAATGAATTTCAATTAATGAAATACAACTTATTACTTCACCTCATACTAGACCAAAGGTCAGTGGTTGAATTGGTTAGCACTGAAGAAGGTATTGTGTTTTCAGTTCATGATCCTGATAGTGTTGAGATTAAAAGATCTGGAAATAAAATTGTATATGCTAAAATCACTGGAACTATTGAATCATTTGACCCAGAGGAAAAGAAATTCACAGAAACTGAAATTGAAAGAGTGTATTATAACACTGAAGAATACAAATATATTGAAGAATATGAAGATGGTGAAGAGACAGAGAATAGCAGGCCATTGACTTGGGAATTCATTCCAGTAGTGGATTTTGAAACTGAATATAATATTGAGCCACTGTTGGATAAAATAGATGAACACAATCAAATTAGTGCTTTTTTGAATTCCATATTCTTTATTCATGGTGACCCCATCATTTGGGACACTCTCACTGGAAAGCAATTTAGTGAAGATACAAAGGAAAAAATGTCTTCATCCAGAGGTAAGGCTATGAAGTTGTTACATTTAGGAACTGAAGGCCAGATGGAATATTTGGAAATGCAAGGCAACATAGCAAAGCTGATGGCAGAGGAAAAAGAACACCTTGAGAGTATTGTTAAAAATGATTTTCCAGAGTATGTATTGGCTGATTTACTTAGTTCAGGTGACCCCAGTGGAGAAGCATTGGAAATCAAGGCTATTGATGTGATATCCAAAGTTAAATCATTAAGGGGTGATTTATCAACTGGAATAAAGTTGATTAACAGCTATGCTATACAGATGGCTGGAGGTAGTGCTCCAGAGGAACAAACTATCAATTATGGTAACATACTTCCAAATGAACTTAAAAAGCTCATTGATATTATTGTTGAATTAAGAGGTATGAACCTGATGACAAAAGAAACAGCAATAAAGAAATTGCCTGAATTGTTTGAAAAACCTGAAGAGGAACTGAAAAACTTGGAAACTGAAGAAAACAAGGCAAGAAATGAAGCGTATGAAGAGCTGAACAGCCATGTTGAGTCATAAGGTAGAAAACAGACTTGCTGAAGAACAATTTGCTAATAAGTATGCTAAAAAATTACAGAGAACACATAAAAGAGTTCAAAAAGAAATTGATACAATATTTGCTAAAGCTCAAAAGAATGGGAAATGGTCAAGAAAAGAAATTTACAAGTATAATAGAGCCAAAAAACTCAAATCAACTATTAGAGAACAACTTGGAAAATATAAAGGCAATTTTGCTAAGGAATTCAGAGATGATTTGGCAAATTTATACAAGAATGAAACCAGATGGATGCAAAACTTCTTAAAAAAACAAAAAGGTTTGGGAATTGCTTATGAAAATTTAAATACTGGGTTGCCTGTTCAAGCTGTTAAGTCTGAAGTTGTTGATAACATAATGATTAAAGGGAAAACCATGACTGAATATGTTGGCAAATATGGTGATGATGTTGCTTTTAAAGTGGAACAAGAAGTCATGGATAGCATAATGTTAGGTGAACATCCTTCCAAGACAACTGCTAGACTTAATAAATTAGCAAATAAAATGCAAAATAGAGTTGATATGACTGTTAGAAGTTGGACTAATGCTGTTTGGAATAAATCAAATTTGGATGTTTATGAACAAGCTCATATTAAAAAAGTAAGATATTTAGCAACTTTTGATGAAAAAACTTGTAGTGAATGTGCAGAATTACATAATAATGTATATAAGATTGGTGATGAACCAAGTTTGCCTTTACATCCTTATTGTAGATGTGCTTATGCTCCATATATAAGTGAAGAGCTAACACCAAGTGCTAATGATATGCCAGTGGAAAGAACAAAAAAAGCTGGTGATAAAATTGAAAAAAGGAATATATTGGGTGAAAGCAGAGACTGTAAAATCAGAAATGTTAAAAATACAGAATTAATTCAGCCAGTTGATTTGGATTATTCTAAACAAAAAATAGAGTTTGATGAATTAGAAAACCTTTACAAAGAAATGCCAGAAAAACTGACTGAAAATGTAGATAGCATAGTGTTGTTTGATGGCAGAAATCCATGGGATGACTATTGGGAAAAAGAATATGGTATTGAGAATTTCAAATCCTTTGCAACTGCTGGTGATGGTCAAATTAGCTTTTATTCAAATGGTAATATTACAGGAGCAAAAGCTCAAGCACACATAAACCCAACACTTTATCATGAGGCTGGACATGAATTAGACAAGGCATTGGTAGCAAAAGGAAGGTTCAGCACTAGTTATAAATGGAAAAAGGCAATCAAGTATGATGATATAGGTTATTGTAGCCAATATTCTATGCAAGCTGAATCCAATATTGAAGATTTTGCTGATGCTGTTAAATTCTTATTCACTGACCCTGATAAGTTGAAATATTTGCCAAATAGAATAACTGCACTGGCAGACATATTTGGTAGAGAAGCAATTCCGCAAAATTTAAGGAAGTTCATAGGAGGTTCAGTGTTATAATGGCAAAAACAAAAGAGACAGAAATTTATTATTTGGATGATGATGATGAAATAGTTGAAAAAAGTAAAGCTACAAAAGTGAACATTAGAGAATTGGATGGAGATGGAAATTTGATAAATGAAACCTTTATGTTGCTCACAAAAAAGGGGTGAATGATTTGAAAGAGGTTGGTGGAATGCCTATTGATGAAGATGTTTCTGTTGAAAAGTTAAAAAAACAAAAAAAGGAACTAAAACAATACATTAAGGCTGGAAGGATAAGTGAAAAAGAAGGCAAACATTTAGTTAAACTTATAGACCAACATCCAGCGATGCAATAAGAATGGGCTTTTGCAGACAGGCTTTGGCTGAAGATGGATAATTGGCAAAGTAAAATAACAGACCAGTTGTAGCAATGCTAGGTCAGGGTGAAAACTGGGATGAAGGAGGAAAGAAAATGGCTGAAGAAAAAGAAGGACAAGAAGGGCAAAAGGAACAAAACCAAAATAATGATGATAATGGTGTTGACTCTAAGCTGGAAAAAATGAATAGTCAAATTGAAGAAATGAAAGAACAACATCAAAAAGAACTAGACAGATACAGAAATGAAAAGGGGCAATTAAAGAAGCAACTTGAAGAGCTGAAAAGTGAACAACTTAGTGAAGAAGAGAAGTTGGAACAAGAAAAGCAGAAGTTGGAACAAGAAAAGCAACAGTTAAAGGTTGATAGGTTGGATGCCCACAAAGAAAAAGCTACTGCTAAAAAAGAACTTGACCCAAGACTTGCTAAATATATCAGTGTTAATCATGATATGGAAGCAGAGGATATTGAAAGGAAGGTTGAAGATCTAAAATCAATTCAAAATGCCTTGAAAGAGGAATTTTTGAAAGAATTGGAGCAAAAAGGCAAGGTCATCAACACTTCTAATAGCAAAAATGAAGGAAATGAAACAGGGAAGTTGGGCAAAAAAATAGCAAATGAAAGTTCAAAAGCTAATCAAGAAGCAGAAGAAGCACAAAAACATTATTTTGGTAAATAAAATGGTAAGTTAAAGGAGGGAAAATGAAAATGAAATATGTTGAAACTAGCTATGAAAATAAGACTCAAATTTTGAAATTTGCTGACCATTGGGTTGGTATGGCCGTAACAGTTGAGGCTGATAATGTGTCAGCTGGTGATGATATTCTAGTTGCAGGAACAGTAATTGGTGGAATTGGTGGAAGTGTTTTAGCTGATGAAGATTTATTTGTTGAAAAGAAAAACACTGCTGATACCATGGCATCATTGACTATTGAATCAACTAATGATAACTCAACAGTTATTGTAGAAGGTAAGAATTCAACTGGAACTCCATCTGATGATGAAGATATTACTATTGCACTTGTTGACCCATCTGGTAATGACCAAGATTTATCTGTGGATTTTGATGATGGAGACATCACTGTAAACTTAGCAACTGGTGGAGCTGGTGCTATTACTTCCACTGCTGCAGAAATAGTTGCTGCTATAAATAATGACTTTGAAACAAGACAAATAGTTGAAGCATCCATTTCAGGTGATGAAGATGGAAGTGGAATTGTTGAAGCTGCTGCTGCTGCTGCCTTAGATGGAAGTGTAGATGGTAATGCTGATGGAGCAGAAGGTATTCTGCTGGATGATGTTGATTGTAGTTATGGAGATGCTAGTGGAACTATGTTAGTTCATGGCTTTATTGATGTAAGCAAACTTCCAGAAACACCAGTTGATGAAGCATTAGAAGCACTCAAAGAAAATGCTTTATTAGCATTAATTGAATAATAAAATTGTAAAACAAAGGAGGGAAATGAAATGGCAACTATTTTTGACTATGTAACACCGCAAGAACTAGCAAGCTATTGGGAGGAAAAACAATCAAATTCTGTTCCATATTTGGGCAAGGCTTTATTTCCAGCTCAAAAGCAAATGGGACTTGAATTGAGATGGATAAAGGGTGCTGGTGGATTGCCTGTAGCATTAACACCATCAAACTTTGATGCTAAAGCTACTCAAAGAGAGAGGATTGGTTTCAGTGAAGTTGAAACTGAAATGCCATTCTTCAGGGAAAGCATGAGCATTAGAGAAAAAGATAGGCAGCAAATCAATATGCTGTTAAGTGGAGGCAATTCTGCTGCTATTGAACAGATAATAGGTAATATTTATGATGATATTGCTGGGTTGGTTGATGGTGCTGAAGTTAATGCTGAAAGAATGAGGATGCAATTGCTATCCACAGGAACTATTGATATATCAGCTAATAGACAAGCATACAAATATGACTACAACTTGGATTCTGGTAGGATTGAAAACCTATCTGGAACAAGTGCTTGGAGTGATTTGGATGATGCCACACCTATTCAAGATATTCAAAATGCTCAAGAAGCATCTGATGAACCATTAACTAGAGCTATATGCACAAGAACAACTTGGAACTACTTGCTTCAAAATGATTCTATCAGAATGGACATGGATAAAATTGGTGGAAGCAATATAATTATGACAGATGAATTGCTAAAAAGCTATTTATCACAGAAATTGAATTTGTCTGTGACTGTTTATGGTAAGAAGTATGCAACTACTGTCAAAAATCAATCTGCTTCAAAATTCTTTCCAGATGATGTATTTACATTAATTCCAAGTGGAACATTAGGATACACTCACTTTGGAACTACACCTGAGGAAAGTGACTTAATGAGTGGAGCTACAGATGCTGAGGTAAGTATTGTCAATACAGGTATTGCTATAACAACTATTAAGCAAAAACATCCTGTAAATGTTATGAATATTGTTTCTGGCATATTTTTGCCAAGTTTTGAATCAATTAATGATATCTATATTTTGAATGTCAATGAATAAGAAAAGTGTGATGAAAGGAGGTGCTTTTTTGATTACAAAATATATTGTTGAAGCACCACAGAGGTGGAAATATAATGGAACAAGGTATAATGTTGGAGATAAATTTGAAATTGAAGAAAAAGACATTGACTCATTTCCATCTGAATGCATCACTAAAAAGGAAGTTGAAAGTGAATTAGAGCAAATGGGTATAGAGGAACTTTATGAAATCATGCAAGATTTGGATATCAATCCCAGAACTAAAATAAGAGAACAAGGCAAAAGGGCAATGATTGAATCAATCAGAAATGAAAGAGGTGAGTGATAGTGGTTGAATATATTACATTAGAGGATGTCAAAGCATATTTAGGGCTTTCAGATGTTAGTCAATATGATTCAAAATTACAAACTATCACTGATGGTGTTAATTATGATGTTTCAGACTTCATGTCAGATGCACCATCTGATTCAAGAATTGTTCTTGCTTGCCTTAGACTATCTGAACATTATTGGGTGAAAACTGCTGGTGCTAGAAGTGAATCAGAAGGCTCAGGAACTTCATACAAAATAAGTTTTGAAAAATCACAAGGTTGGCCAAGTGATGTTTTAGGGCTTTTGAACAAAAGTGCTGGGATTGAAAGT